GTCAGGGGCTGCAGTTGGGTAATGCGCTGATCCGCCACGGAAGCGTCCTCTACTGGGTGCTTCCCGCAGTTTAGTCAGTTACTTCAGTCAGAAGAAAATCAAGGCCCTGTTGCAGGCGAATGCGATCATTGTCTTCTTTCAACAAGTACCCAGACGGCTGACCTACAACAAGTTGAATTTCGCCTGTTGTTACAAAGTCGATGGCGCAACTGATAATCTGATCAGCGCGGACTTCGATTCCCGCCTTGACAACCATTGCGTCAAACTCATAGTAGACGCTAGGTGTTGTATCGCCGGCTTCGCTTTCATTCAGTTGTAGATAGCACTTGAAGTCGCTGCCTACATCTGTGCGCATGATGAGTTGCAGCATGAGCAGCGAGTTTTCTGATAATCCGCTGGCGGCGGGATTGAACAAACAATCTATGCTGCCGGATCCAGAGATAACTCCAGCCGAATACAGGCTTTTGAACTTATCGGACATCACTGTTGTATCCAGTGATTCTCGATCAGTGCTGAACGTGTAACCGGTGACGTCGCCAAGCAAACGTTCGACTGAGCCGTAAAGGCGGACAGTGATCGGAAGATCGCCCCCGGTGAAGTTCTCGAGTGCGTACTCCTGCGTGCGATCGTTGTTGATGGCAGCAGCGAAATTGTCGAATAGACGAATGCCGCCAATGCTATTTACGTTGCAGTAGGCGACAAATTCATTCTGCGTGGTGTTGCTGCCGTCTTGCCAGCTTGCAGCAGGTATAAAATCAAGTTTACGAGCGTCGTCTGTTGATAGTACGATTTGGTCGCCCGTGTAGATGTTGTCGAGTGCTTCGTCGAAGCTGAAGCGATTCAGGCTCGTGTTGATGTCGGCGGGTGCAACAACAGTCTCAATGTTGAGCTGAGACTTGCGGCTAAGCTTGATTTTGCCGTAATGACCCAGAAAGAATGTCATGCGTCAACAAGCTCACGGAATGGGCCATCAACTGTGAACTGAATTGCTACTGACGTCAGTTCAGACGTGCTAACACGTAGTGATGTATTTGTAATGTAAGCGTTAAACGCAATATCATCTTTGATGTCAGATGCTGTCCCTTGTTGTGTGCCGGCGCGAAGCACAATGCCGACGCGATCGTTCTCGGTGACGCCGACCTCGGTGGATTTCATCAGCTTTCCGAGGATTTCATCGAACTGCACGCCGGGCTCGGAGCTTGTGGAGCCCTCGCGGCGGTAGTACAGGACCGTTGCGCTTCCAGTCGAGCTGACCACACCAGGCGTGTAGGTCTTGACGGCGGTGTCGAGCGTGGTGGTCTCGAGCAGCTCAAGGGTGGTATCGAGCGACCAGTCGCGCAGCTTCAGGGCGCGTTGCTGCGAGAGCGGGTTGACTTCGCCGGTGCCTGCTGCGGTCAGGTAGAGCGCCCCAGTGCGTCCTGTATAGAAAGCCATGAGAGCCGGATCAATAACTTGATACTAGCGGGTCACGCTGAACAGTTCATCTTGAAAGTCTGAGATGAAGGCTCTGCCTTGACTATCGCAAGGGAAGATTGTTGCACGAACTGTCACTTCTCCTTCTTCGTCCATTTGAACGTCAGACACTCTATAGACACGTTTTGACGTAACCTGCTCACCGAGAACGAACAGATAGCCCTCGTAGCCAACGAGCTGCGCTGAGCGATTGTTCTCAACACGCACGTTTGTAAGAGAGACCACGCCACGATCACTGCGATAAAGCAATGCAGAGAAGTTTGTATCGGGCGGGATATTGTTGTCGAGTGGAACATTCAGATGGCCGTCTGCTTCCACAACGCCAGTGCGAACGCCCTGCCAAGCATTGAAGCCGACATCAACGTAGATGTAGGCGCCTGGGAAAACAGGGGTGGTGGTTGGGAATGTCTTGAACTCAATAGCGCTGCGAACGTGACGGCGCAAGTTACAAATAAGCTTGAGGAATAAGATGGCCTGTTCTTCGTTTGTGACAAAAGCGGATAGATCAAATGTCTGACGCACGCAATCGACTTCTTTTGCATCCTGCAGCTTTACTGCGACGGACTTGTTGACAGCGAATGCACTTCCGGGCTCGGTGGCGCGATAAATGCCTGTGGCGATGACGTCTTGTACGTTGGAGTCATAGTCCATGAACTCCTCTTTGTAGCTGTCCTCAATGATGTTGCCTTGATTGAACAACGCGGAGATAGCAACGTCGCGTGTGATCTCGCCTGTGATTGGATTGAAGGGGACGCTGGGCACAAGCGTTTCACGTCCGTTGATGCGAGCGAACTCAAGCAAGCTGTAAGGCGCACTCGAAACCCAGAACTGCCGCCAATTGCCAGGGTCTGCAATCAAGCAGTCCATGAAAAGCTTGTTTTTCACGCAAAAACGCTTGGACTCCGCCAGCTTCGTAATGTCAATCGCTTCTATGACTGCGTATTTGCCGATGCCGTCATCAGTGTCGTAAACAGTGTCCAAGAAAATGTCAGGTGCGTAGCAACTAGGACCATCGGGTTCAGCGGGTGCTAGTTTTGTATTTACGTCGATACGGCGTACTGGCTTACCTTGCGTGACATGCGTAGAGAATGAGCGCATGTCTTGCAGGCTCTTGCCGCTAAATACATTGAAACCTATCAGCGACAAGTTCTTGTAAAGCGTTGCGCGATTGTACGCTTGCAATTGCTGTTCTGTTACCGCAGACAATGTAAACTCAGGACCGCGATCAAACGAGGCCGTCAGATCGGTGTCGGCGTCAAGGCTGAACAGATCCCATTCATTCGTGCCGCGAGGGGACTTATTTAGTGGGGGCAGTGGATACGTGAATCCTTGCTTTGATTCTTGCGAGAAACCCGTGAAGTACAGATAGTTGCCGTCACCCAGACTCAATGTCTGCTCGCCTTCGCCCTCCTTGGGAGAGTTCTGCAAGTAGTGATAGAAGACTGTCAGGCTTCCATCTTCTCGCGCACTTTGAATTTGGGGGTGCGTCTTGACCTCGCTGATCGGATCAATGACTGGCTCAAAGCGGAATTGCCAACTTGCAAATTCATTTCCCTTGAATTTGAGATAGACGAAGTTGTCTTGCTCTGCGGCGCGGCGCACAGCGTAAAAACCTGGGGCGTACAGCCATTCGGCGGCTCCAGCTTTGCGATAGCGCAGCATGAAAATGGCAGTGCGCTGCTTGACACCGTTATCGCTCTCGGGGTACCCCTTGACCTGCTTGCTGCCGTAAACCCGCTGACGCCCGGCAATGCGGCGAAAAACCTGACAGCGCAATGACAAATAGATGATGTCGGAAGATGCAAGTGTCGTGTAGGTGGCTTCCTCGTAGCGAGAGACTACTTTGATGAAGTAGCGATCGTCTGCGTTTAATTGCAAAGCATCTTTGTAGCTCTTGTATAGACGCAGTGCAGCTTTCTCCGCCTTGGTTATGTCACGCGATTTGTAGAACTTGCTTACAACGCGAGTAGCCGTTCTTTCGATGTCCCAGTTTTTGTTTGGTGGTATCTTATACTCCTGCTCGGTAGTTACTAACTCCCAGATCTGCCCAGACTTAAGCAAGCTCTCAACGGAATCAATGATGAAATCTTGCGACTTGTCTGATATGCCTAGGGTCTCTATGGTATCTTGCTGGTTTCTGTCGTCTAGTTTGATCAAATTTTCGTAAACCTTTTTACTTGCTTTATAGTCTGGATCTTGGTCAAAAAAGCTGCGAAAGTCGTTGCGCTCGTCGTAGTCGTAAGGGGTTGAGGGGGTGTGACCGGGCTCGGTGCAGGTCAACTCCGCGACGACGCGCCCCTCGTCTGTTGATGTACCAACCACTTTTTTGATCTTAAACTTTGCAGAACCAAGCTTGAAGATACCGGAGTCATCAAAAGAGCTTGCAAGAGTGCGACGTGCATCGCCCGAAGCTCGTTTAAGATCCGAGGAAAAACTATCGTCTACTGGAAGATCTTTTGTTGTTGCAATGATTACTTTCAGTGTTGCGCCTTGAGCGATCGGGTTGAGTGATTCGCCGGGTGCGTCATTCCATCCGGCTAGCTCGGCTTTGATGCCCAATCCAATCTTGTTCTTGTTTCCTTGTTCATCACGCAAGTACAACACCACGCCCAATGGAACTGGGCTGTAAATTCCAAAAGCATTTGAACTGGACGGCGAGTAAGCCTGACTGAAGCCCTCGGTGAATACGCCTGGTGATAATTCGAGTGCGTATACATCGCTCGTACCACTGCCGTATTTCGTGGGGTCTTCATCGCCGTCACCGGCTACCTCATCCCCAAAAGAGAGAATTCCAGTTCCCTGTGTCTTGAAGTAAATCCAGCGATTTTGTGCAATCAGGTCTGTGATGACAGTTTGACCGAAGGCGGAGCGCTCGAAGTCAATGGCAGTAATCTGTCCGCCCGACAGCATCATCAGCATTTGCAGAAACTGACTACTACCAAAACTGCGAACAGCAGACCAGAGAAGAGATCCTGCTATACGGACACCGCCATTTGGGTTGACGAGCTGATCGGTGTAGACCAGCGGAACGGGATCACCGTATTTGCCAAGCTCCTGCGCGGAGTTGAAACCGAAGCGAGGCGAAAAGCGTTGCTCGCGTGTCTGTCTTTGACCTACGGCATTTTGCTGAATCTCAGGTATTTCTGGCTTTGGTGCTATCAGCGCAGACACGACTTGAAAGACTGTGCCGATAACAGTCAGAACAATGGCGACAACTTCCCAGTTTCTTGTGTCTAAGACAGTCCCTTCCTTGGGGTCTGAATATGCCTTTTGCAGGGCCACAAACTCGAGGTACTCCTCCTTGGAGATCCCGAGCATGTTGATCAGATCGTGCTCGTAGGGGAGGAGTTTGCGATTCATCTGCGTAGTCGGAAGTAGTGACCGATCTTTGCGTCAAGCGAAGCAAGCGCTACGCCAACTGTCGGCAAAATGCAAAGAACTCTGCCGTCATCCATCACTGTACCGAGTGCGCCACCATCAGTTCCGGGCAGCAGAACAACGGCATGAGGCTCAGGGTCGTTCAAGCGATCAGCATTTTGCAGTAACCACTTGGCAATAACGATGCGGGGGAAAGTATCATCAGTGTATTTTTCAAAGTATTGTTTGATGTCATGCGTGTAATCATAATAACCCAAGCGTCTGTGAACTTCGGCTGCGAGCAAGCAGCAGTCAACAGTTCCGCTGCCATCCCCTGGGTGGGCTCCCCATGCTCGTTGCAGACCAATGAGGTCATTCATCGCAGGCTGACATTGGAATCAAGTGGCAGCGGTCCTACAAGTTCTCGGGTTAGCGTGCGTGCCGGGAAATTGCTAGTAACGCTGTCGATTGCTGAACGAAAACGCAGTTCGATTGTTGTTTCGCTAATACTACTGCCGATGCCCACGTAGTATTCAGGGAAAATCGTCGTCGTGTATTCGTTGTCCGCTGTGAGCCACATGGTGTAAAGATTGAGGCGCGTCAGTCGATTCCCATCGGCTTCATGCAGCAACTGCAATGCGTACTCGATGTTGGGGAACAGAATGCGCAGCAACTCGTTTTCACCGTTCAAACTGGAGACAGAACCTTCGGCGCGGAATGGGGCAAACTGATATAAGTCACCGTTTATTTCACTGGGATAGCGCTTGTCTTGATTGACGAAATAGTTCTGATACCTGAAAAAGTATGTACCCATTCTCGAAGTCATGTCGAAGAACTGACAGATGCGAATGTCAGGTGTATTTGTTGACATTACGCTTCATCCGTGAAAGTGTTTCTGATCTCCCCAAGCAGCGAGACGCGCACAGAGGACACACCTCCTCTTACAGACTGCACTTGTGGGGGTGATTCGTACTCCCAGCGCATGTCATCAATAGAGCCAGAAGCTAACTGCTGTAGATCTGAATTAAGACCCGTGAGAACTTTTGTGCCGAGCTTGAAACGTGCGTTACGCGCTGTCTGCGCACGATAATGATTGAGTATTGCTACTACTTTGTCGTCACTGATATTTGAGAACTCGAGATCAAGTTTTGCGCTCGATGGGCGATCGCCGAACGTGCGTTTGACGACGTACCCCGAGAGCGATTTGTAGCTCTTCTGCGGGTAGATCCCCGGCGTATAGCTGCGAGAGGAGGGGGCGTAGGAGGGGAAGTCAGCCATCAGCGGAGTCCAACACGGCTACGGGTCTTGGGCGACTGCTGCAGGCGGTCCAGGGTCATGTTCATGCCCTGCTTGGCGCCATCCTTCGTGGCTTGACGACGGGTGGCAGCCATTGCGGCCTCAAGCTGATCACGGCTGACGTACTCCACACCGTTGATGCTTGTGGTTTCAAATGTCATGTTAAGCATTGGGGCGCTAGAACCGCCACCATTTGCACTCATTGCTTCACGCAAGCCATTTGCATCAACACCGAGGCGACCATCAGATCCACGAGAAAGCGGCATGATCGCTTCAGGGCCGGCTTCGCCCATCACGCCTGTGCGCATCGCACCGCCATCGGCGAATTTGAAGAGAGTAGGCGAGGAGACGATGGAGTTGGTGAACATGCCGCCGTTTGCAAAGGCTGCTACGCCACTTGCAAAGTAAGCACCGTCTGCAGCGCCTGGGAATTTGAAGCCACCCTTGGGAATAAAAGCTTCGCCGGGCATTTCAAAATCTTTAGCGGCTTTTGAGCCTCCGCTAAGTCCTGCAAATAT